GCGTACCCATGGGCGGCATTTCATTCTGTTGCAGATACTGCTCATAAGCCATCTTGAATCCCTGCACGAACTCAAAAGGCCAGCCCTGATCACCATTACGGCTTTTGGCTTCAATCTCCTTCAGCCAGTCCTTTGCCACCTTTTCCACGCAATCGCGGGAGCCGGGCGGGGTGATGCAGGCAAAATCTTCGTCTCGCGTGACTTCATAGCCCATTTCCACGGACTTGGCGTTATCACGGACAGCGACGCGCTTGAAACGGACATAGGGCGGGCGAATGGAGCCGCCGCCAACAGTACGGAGAGAACCTTGCATTTGGGGTCACCTTTCATGCCTGGAAATTGAGCCGGGCGACCGAAGCCGCCCGGATGTTGCTTAGGTCACCTGACCCTGCACAAACGGCCGGGTGATCTGGGCCTTGATGAAACCGGTATAGGTACCGGTCACAGTCACGGAGCCAGATGCGGTCGCATTCGCGGACATGGTCACGGTGCGGCCATCCTCGCTGATACCGGCGACGGTTGCACCGCCAGCGATACCAGTACCGGACAATGCCATGCCGTAAAACCAGCCGTCAGCGGGCACGGACATGCGCAACACGGCGGAGCCGCTTTGCGTGGTCGTGTTCGCCTTGGTCACGGTGCCGGTAGAGGCCAGCACAGAAACGGCATTGAGGATCTGCTTGCCGCTGGTGACAGCGCCGACAGTGCCAGCACCGGTCAAGCCAAACGTGGTACCAGCAGCCACAGACGCCGTAACAGCAACCGGAACCTCGCCAGTAACGCAGAACCAACCATAATCACCGGAAGCCATCGGGTAGATAGCCACGGCGACCGAGCGACCGGTATTCGCGGTATTCGGGACGTTGGTCGCGACAAAATCCTTGTCCCAGATGCACGGAGCGCCCTGAGCAATGGACTCGCCAGCCTTCAGGTAGGTGAATGTGCCGCCGCCCCAATACGGATCGACGCCGGAGAGTTCGCCGCCCAGCGTGAAAGCCTGGGTAGAGTCCGGGTCGCGGAAGAACGAGATGGGTTGATTGCCCGCCACACCAAAACTATTTGCAAAGGCCATGGTCTTTTCCTCCTTAAGCCTTCATGACGCCCTGGAGCGAGCGATTGCTGCACACCAGGTTGCCTTGCCACAGAACAGGAATCACGACAGCATCCTGATTCACCGACCGGAGTTCGGGAATCTCGGTCATGTTGGCGTCACGATGGACGGACAGGCCAAGATAGTTGGTGTTCAGGAAGTAGGCATGAGCCGAAGGGATGCCGCCGCCAAGAGAACCGCCGTCAAATACCACATCGGCCATCTTGTACTTGAGGCTGATGAAGCCTGCTTGCGCCTTGTCGGCATCGGTATACCGCTTGATGCTGGTCTGAGACTGCTCGAAAAACGTGAAATAGTCATTCGACATCACGATCAGGTCAGGCTGATCACTGCCGCGAGTCAGCGACAGATACAGCGGAAGCATCAGGCTTTCAATCGTCGTGGCCGACGGAGTGATGCCAGCGCCACCCTGCAACGGAGCCGCAGCGGACTGAACCTGGTTCTGCCAAAACGCGAACGAACTGGAATCGATACCACCCACGGTGCCGGTGCCAGCGTCGGCCACGATGGCCTGCAAGCCGCCGATCTGGTTGGTTGCGGTGCCGTCGGAATACAAATCAAGGCTCAGACCATTGGCAAACGAGTGCATGGCGTTTTTGACGCGCGCCTTCACCAGTTTGATGATCTGCTCCTTCCCGGCGTTGTTGCGCAGTTCCAGGCCCGAGGCGGTAACGTTCACGGCGACCTGTTTCCACTGGTATTCCGCAGCGCTGATCACGTCGGACGCCTGGATGTTCAGCACATCGTATCCGCTGTAACGCTGATAAGTGCCGTTCGACGCATATTCCAGCGGGACGGCAATGCTGATGCCGCCAGAAAGGAGGTCGATCCGGTCCTTCTTGGTCATCTGGTTGTAGAGGGCATTGTTCTTGCTGACGTTGTCGGCCAGTTCGGAACGATGGTTTCGGAACGTGGTGGATACCAGTTCCGTGAACGTGCTATTCGGTGAAGCCATGAGAATTACCTCTCAAAAATTAGCTGGCCTGCAATCGGTCGTAAACTTCCCGCAGGGTATCATCGATGGTTCGCGGCGCGTTGCTCGCCACCGGCTTAGGCCCGGACTGCCGGACGTTAACCGATGCTGACTTTTTCGCCTGAATCACCCGTTGTTGTGCCTCTTTTTGCCTTTTCTCATCGGCCTCACGCTGCTGTTGAGCAGCGATGGCGGCGCGTATGTCTGGGCGCATGTTGCAGGCTTTGTCATAAGCGTCTTGCAGGTCTGCGGCAATACCGCCCTCCAGCAATCGGCCCATGTCCTCTCGGACATCCGAAAACCACTTGTTCGCGGGGTCGCTCGCAAACTTCGTGATTGAGTCCGTCACCTGCGCTTGAACCTGGCTCTGCTGCGCGGTCGTAAAACCATGCAGTTGTTGTTCAAGCTGATTTAGGCGCGAGGTCAGTTGCGCGTTCAGCATGGCGGTCTGTCGGACATCGCCATCATCTGATACAAGCGCCTCGACCGGCACGCCGTAACTGCTGGCCATGCTCTGAAAGATAGCCAGCTTTTGCTCTGGTGTTCCGAGTCGCAAAGTGCGCTCGGTTTGCAGCAAGCTGCTCACCGCCTGCGTCTCGTTGACGCCAAGCGATGCAAAATCCTGTTGATACGGGGCAAAAACGCTTTTCAGGTTGCGCCCATAATCCGCGTCTGTGCGGTACTGCTCGATGCCCTTGTGGAAATCAGACTCCCGACGGAGCACCTCCTCCTGCACTTCGGCGGGCAGCGCGGCAAACTGTTCGCGAACGTTCGCGCGCCAGGATGACGGAGGCTGGATCGATTCCCTCTGGCCCGCATCGGCTTCCACTTCCTGCTCGGAATCCGCAGCAGCATCAGCAGCAGCAACAGCATCTTCCGGCTGTTCGTTTCCCTTAAACCGGCCGAACTCATCGCGCGCGCGACCCGCCTGCTGTTCGACTTCGCCGTTATCGCCTGGTTCGTCATCACGCCCGGAAATATCGTCAAACGCCTTTGACAGCGTGTCATCCATGCTAGGCGTATCTTCAGTGTTTACCGCTTGATCTTCAAACATTGGGGTAGCCCTGTTTGCGTTGTGATTCAGCTTGCTGCCGTAATTTCCTTGACCAGCGACTCTCGCTTGTCATGGCCCATACCATCAATGATCCGGTCAATACCTGAATCAAGCGCCGCATCAAGAGACTTTTCAGCATCACGACGACGCCTTGCCGCATCTTCCGCTTCGCCAGATTCAAGCACACGACAGCCATGACGCGCAAGGTTTTCCTCATGCGCTCGCTTGCCGTTGATTTCCCGTCCAGTAATCGGGCACTGATATTGATACGTTGCCGCGCGCACAATCATCGGAGCTTCGGTTATCTCTTTCGATTCCAAGTGCCACGCGCCCATGTCCGACATCATCTGGCCGTGGCAGAAAACCGGCTTGCCGCCGAATGTCTCGCGACAGCATGTCTCGCAGCGGTAACGGTTCATCATCTCACCTCGCGCATTTGCTCAGACGCCCGGCGCTCACGATCCATTTGCGCCTGCAACACGGCAATCCGCTCAGCCGATGCGATTTCCTGCTGCTTTACCGCCGCCTTTATCGCCTCGATTTCTTTCGCGTGATCAAGCTCGGCGCTTTTGATCTGCATTTGACCCTGGATGTCAGCCTGTTGGCGTTGTAGCTCGGTTTGTGCGCGCATTTGCTCGACCTGCAACGTGTTGTCCTGTGGTTGCGGCTGTTGCGGAGGTTGCTGGATTTTCTCTATCTCGCCTTCAATGGCCGGACCCGCCTTGAACCGGCGCACAGCCATCAGCAACAGCGACTTGGCCACATCCATCGGCAAATATCCAGACGCCACAGCCGGGCCAATCGTTGCCACAAAATTCGAAACGCCAGCCATAAGTTCAGCCATGGCCTGCTGCTCGGCAGCCGCATCCGGCGCAATCGTGCTATCCGTCTCGATGTCAATACGGTACGAGAGGATCAGGTCATTTCGCATCACCTGCAACAGATCATCCCATGTCGGACGCGACAGGATTTCTGCCATCTCCGGCGGCAACTGCCCGCCCTGCGCCTGGACCTGCTGCGCCAGCATCCGTTGATCGTTGGTCGGGTATTGCAGGCCGGTCATCATCGTCAGGGTGTCCGGCGAAAACCGCTCGGCCATGACCTCAACCGACAGCCGCAGCATGTCACGCGCAAACCGCTGCACATCGCGCTGACGCCGCTGGAGCCGCAACGATCCCCATTGGCCTTTGATCTGCTGCGCCGTCGCCGTCTCGCTGGCCATCGTCTGGCCTCGCATGATGTCGCTGACGCCGGTTATCTCGTAAATGGCCTGTTTGATGACCTCGCGATGCTGGTACAAGTCGCGCAGCGCAATGATGATCGGCTCCAGCGGTGCAAACCAGATGGCCTTTTCCAGTCCGCCGCGCTCTATCAGCGCCATAACGTTCTGTGACGGCTCCAAACGAGCATCGCCATCGCCGTACAGGTTCTGTAGCTCAGGCAGGCTTGCGTCGTAAATACCGGCCACCTTGATCGCCTTGGTCAGATGGATGATGCGCTTTGTCGTGCGCTCCAGGTCACCGGCCAGAACTGAGTAAATCTCATAATCAGGGACGGGGATCAGGCTTGATGGATCTTCCGTTGTGTACAGCGGCTGCGGTACCGGGAAAAACCCGGTCAGGCTCAGCGGGTCATCCTCCTCGCTCAGAATCATGCCCTTGCCGTCGCCGCCATCGACTTCAGGTGCCAAGAACGTAACCCTCCGCGTCGTGCGGTCCCAGATTTCCCAGACCTTGCCGCGATTTTCCTCGTCGCGGTCGCTGTTGTTAGGACTGTTCGGTGTGCCGGTTACAGATTCGCGTGACGTGTGGTCACACGGGACCGATTCGCCAGCCTCGCCAAACCGATCCACCAGCTCCTTCTTTGTCAAAAACAATCGGAACGCCACCCAAGTGACATCCTTCCAGTTCCGGCACGGCTCACACCGGAAGTCGTCCCACTGCACATGTTCAAAACACACGCGCTCGGCCGCCAGATCATCCGGCGCGGATTCTGTCGGCTCGTCGCCGTCATCGTCGCCGTCATCCTGGTGCGCAACAAACACCGGATCATAACGCACGCGAGCAACGCCCCTGCCAACCAGCAGCGCGTCGTGTACGACATATTGCATACAACGATCAAAATCTTCAGCCTCGAATGTGTACTCGGATGCCCGCGTCAACAGTTCGCTGACAGACTTTGCAACAAGGTCAGCATCAGCAAAGCGCCGACGGATGTCGGGCTTCGGAGTGCGGTTGTACAGCGCCGGGGACAGGGTTTCTACGTTTGACCACAGGATATTAAACGACTCCTGCCGTCGGTTGCCCTGCACATCAACGCCGTCATCGCTGCGGTATTTAGTGATGATCTTGCCCGCAGTGATGCGCCATGCTTTCTCGGCCTTGTCCGCCTGATTGATGCGGTCAAGCCACTTCCCGGCGGACACTCCCATTTAGACGCCCTCGCCAATTGTGACGTAAATCGTCGAGCCGGTGTCCGCAGCGATGACAGACAGCGTAGTAAGACCGGCAGGCAACGTAAACACCTCGACGCTGTTGGCGAGGATCGGCATTGACGTCGTGACCGATGATGTCACCGTGCCGAGCGCAACAAAAACAGTCTGCGTGCCGATGACAGCAATCCGCATTGAGCGCGTCATGCTACCGCCATTTGGCGACAGCGTCAGGGTTTGATTGGATGCCGTGACAGCAAGAGCCGTCGTGCTGGCAGCGGTCGGAACGGGTTGAAACGGGTTCATATTGCCTCCGGTTATGCCGACTGTTGGCGACGGCGTGCCATGTTCATCAACTGCGTGAATGTCTGCTGCGTCGGAAATACCGGCGCTGGCTGGTCTTTTGGTGCCATTTCCTGCCGCCACACAAGCGCCAGGTATCGCAATGCATCGGCGTAATGGCTAGTCCAGTCGTGCTTAGGCTTGTCAGTGAACATTTTCCGGCTGTCGTCCCACTCGCGCTGATACTGGGAGACCGCGCCCAGAAAGTCCTCGCAACCGCTACTTATCCACAACCTGGGGAACGTTTTCCGCACAGCCTGGATGCCGTCTTGCAAGCTCAATTCGGGGATTATACGCGTATTCCAGCCGAGGGCGCGGAATTGTTCCTCGGCGCTGCGCCCGGTTTGCATTGATTTTGCCCGTGCATCGTGGGGCAGCCACAAATACGGCCCATATTTGTAGGGCCTGGCTCGCATAACCTCACTGTAATGCGAGATCGTCTGGCCATGCGTGGCGTAGGCGTCAATGATCCGCACCTCTCCTGCCGCGACTTGGAAAAACAGGATGGCGGTATCGTCTGACCACCCCATATCCATGACTGCGTGGACCGGCAACGCCGGATCGTGCGGGACGTCGCAAATGCGCCCGGACGACTCAGCGTCACGGAGTTCTGCGCCGTATATCGCGCCCAGGATTGCCGCGTCGAATGATGTCATGTACTCCTGTTCAAACATCGCCGCGCCCATGTCCTGGCCGAACTCGTCGATATATGCTGCCCGCTCGCGCTCCAGCTCTTGCGCGGTAAACACGCCGGATTCCAGCGCCGTCAGCCGCTCGGCAAACGCATCAGGATTTTTTTGGGCAGCCAGGAACGTGTTGTGCGCGTGGTTTTTACCGCGTGGGGTCGTGATGAATATCTGCCATCCGCGTGACTCGGCAATGATCGGGCGCAGGTAGGCACGCGCCGCAGGGTTTGCCAAAGCCCACTCCGAGTACACGATGCCGCCGAGCGCCGCTCCGACCAGGCTGTTGAAATTGTCACTGCCGACGACCTGCCAAACGCTGCCGTTGACAAACTCGATCATCATTTCGTGTTCTAGCGTGCGTTTGCGTATATCGTGCGGAAATGCCTCGTCAACGCGACGGCGGCCAGTGTGCGGGTTGACGGATGTCCAGATCGCCTTTCGCGCCTGCTCCTTTTGCGGGAGCATGTGCCAGTATACGGCGGGTCGTTGCATTGCCGCGATGGCTGTCCAGTGTAGGCAAATCTCGTCTTTCCCGTGACGGCGCGGCCAGATGAGTTCAGCGTGCCTGCCGCCGTTTTCCAGGTACGACCAGGCGCGCAACTGGTACGCGCGAGGATGCCAGCCGTTAGCTGGTAGTCGGACCCTGGCCAAATTTCACTACCTCGATGACCATGGGGCCGCCGCCTTCACCAGTAAGCTCGGTTTTATCCTTCCAGCCGAAGCGATTCTTCATGTTGAATATCCACACGGTCGAATTACCATCGAGGCCCATTGCCATTTCCCGGCCCCGCTCCTCCCACCAGTGCTCGCAAAGCGCCTTGGCCTCCTTTACGGTTTCACGAAAATCCTCGGAATCCTCAAGCAATGTCTCCCATGCCGACATGCCGATACCCAATTTGCAGCGGATAGTTACGGCGGATTGCCCGTCCTGCCCGCACTTGCGAACGATTTCATGCCAGTCATCCGGCAGGTCTGAGGTGGTGGTGCGCGGACGACCTACAGGGTTTGCCATCATCTCCCCCTCCACATCTGACGCAGCTTCGGCATCAGCAGGACGATCTGGATAACCGTGTAGATGATGGTGAGCACAATCAGCCAGTCTTGCAGCGGGTAGCCAGCAATCACCATGCCGGATACTACAACCGGCGGCGTAACCTTGGCCGTCACCGTGCCCACCTCCGCTACGTGTTGGGCATGCTCAGCCCTGTCCAGCATTGCCCGGCTCCTTGGTGCTGTCCTCTGACAAAATCAGTTTAAGCCCCGCCGACACTCCGGCCAGTGCCGACAGGTAGGCGGCGTAGGCCGGGAATA